CGGCCGCAGAGGCGACGAGCTGCGCCGCCGCTGCGCCGGTACCGGCCGCGCTTTCCGTGAGCGTGGCGGCCTGTTCCTGCGCGCCGGCGAGGCTCTCCGCGCCGGTGGCGGCTTCTTCCACCGCCGCCGACTGGCTGGTGGCCAGCGGCACCCGCAGCTCGAGCCGCGCGATGCGGATGTCGGTGCCGGCAATGAGCTCGCCGGCCAGGCTGTCCGCCCCGGCGGCGCTTTCGGCCAGGCTGGCGGCGGTGATCAGCTCGGCGCCGAGGCTGTCGGCGCCGGCGCTCGCCTCTGCCACCGCCCCGGCCAGCGCGGCAGTGGCGGCCAGGCTGTCGGCGCCAGCTGCCGTCTCGGCGACGTTGGCCGAGCCGGCGCCGCCGATCAGCAGCAGCAGCATCAATCCACCGCGAAGACGATGAAGAAGCCCGTATTACCCAGCGCGGTGCTGGTGATCTGCACGCCGCGGATACCCTGATTCTGGTTCAGCACGATGCCGCCGTGGTCGCGCACGACCTGCGGGATCAGGTCAAACCCGCCCAGCGCCGCGGCGACGATGGTGCCGGTGTTCGTTTCCTCGCCGTGCTGCGTCCAGTTCCGCAGGATCGTCCCCTCCGAGGCGCCGCCGGTCGGCTTCTGCCGGCAGGTGATGTCAGCATCGAGCGCCGGAATGACGGCCGTGTCGGTGTTGATCGGCCACGGCGTTATGGCCGAGCCGCCCGTGCCGGCCGAGGTGGTGCGGGCGAGCTTCCATGACGTTGCGACGCCCGTGGCCACCGCCGTGACCATGTCAGGCACGACGATGCAGTGCATGACCCGCACCCTGAGCGCGGCATCGGCATTGAACAGGTCGAAGTGGACCGTGTTGGCCGAGTTGACGAACACGCTCGACGGCAGGTTGGCGCAGTAGACAGGGCGCGAACCGTAGATCACGCCCAGTTCGTCGGCGAGCATGACGACCTGGTGCTCCTTGCTGTTGGCAAGGTGCGTCGCAACCGTGGCGCCGCTGCCCGGCGTGACGAGGATGCTGTCGTTGGCCTGCGTCATGTCACCTCTGCTCTCAGTGCACCGTCACGCGCTGCCGCAGCGCCGAGTGGTTGGTGATGGTGGCGGCCTCGCCCTCGGTCAGCGTCCACGTGTACGTCTGCCCGGCCACTGGGCTGCTGATCGTGCGCGTGGCGATCACCGTCGCGCCCTGCAGCACCTCGACCTCGATCTCGCCGCTGGGCGTGTAGCCGCCGGCCAGCTCGACAACGATCTCGTAGCCGGCGTCGGCACCGGGGTCGTCCAGATCGCTGCCGCTGGCGCGCTTCACGTCGGCAAGGTAGGCGCTCTCCTTGCTTGTGGTGTAGATGTAGGTGCCGCTGTCGGCGTCCCGCAGCAGGGCGGCCAGGTCCGCGCCGGTGCTGGCCAGCCAGGCTCCAACGTCCACGTCCGCATCCGGCGCGCCGCGCTGGTAGCCGGTGGCGGCGAGGGTGTCCGCGGCGGCAGCGGACTCGCCCGCGGCGACCGAGGACTGCGCGGCAGCGGCCAGCGTGTCCGACGTGGCGACGCTCTCCGCGGCCGAGGCCTGCGCCTGCAAGATGGCCGCCAGCGTCTCGGCAGCGGCGGACGACTCAGCGGAAGCGGCGGCGAACGCGGCGGCCGCAGCGAGGCTGTCGGCGGCGGCGGACGACTCGGTCAGAGCATGATCGCTGCTTCCCCCGCCCCCCGCACTCGGGACGTAGATGCGGCGGATGATTGGGCGGAAGAGTTGCCAGAAGTTGCTTCCGATCTCCGCACTTTCGGCGTCCAGCAGGGCGCGGTTCCACACCGCGGCGCCGTAATAGATGCCTCCCCACGCGAGCGTGCTGGCGTCACGCGCCGCACCTATTTTTAGTTCGCCGGAACCAGAAGCAGGAACTTTGTAAATAGACGAGATTTCCTCGCCGAGCCGACCGTTGATCCAGCCGTAATACTTTCCTTCGCCGCCGACAATCTCGTAATCGCGCCAAACAAACCCGATGACCGAATCTGCGCCGGTAAATTTTGACGGAGCAAACCCTCCGCCAGAAGTGAAGTTCGCCCCCCCACCAGCATCAACGTAAACCCTGTCTCCGGTCCCTTCACGCTGCAACTGAATCGAGTTTGAGCCAGCACTGACCGTCTTCGCCCACAACGCACCGTAACTGTCGCTCGCACCAAGACGCGCGTAGACAATGATCGTCAGTTCATTAAGCAGATTCCAGTTACCGAGGTTTGCCGCCCCGACGTAGCTGTCTTGATTGTTGTTGAACCCGAACCCGCCGCTGGCAGCGGAGAACTGCTGCGTCCCGACGACTGCCGATGGCTCGCCGCTGACGTGGTTGATCGTGTTGCCGTGGAAATTCCACAGGCCGATCAGCCCGCGAGCGGTCGGATGCGACCAGTTGACGCCGACAGGTTGAGTCGGCTGCCGCCGCCAGCGGTGCGGGAGGATGATGCCGAACGACATCGCGGACTAGCCTACTGGCCCTGCCAGTAGATCGGCACGATGTTGAAGCGGAAGTTGCTGTCGGTCGCGTTGATCGTGGATCCGCCGCCGTTGTAGCCGACGATGCTCATGTACCGCTGCGTGTGCTGGAACGTACCACTCGCCACACAGACCTCTGACGCGGCAGCGTTCTCGCTGACAACGCCGCCGATGTACTTCAGGTTTCGCCGCATGTCGATGTCGCCGAGCGCGGCGTCGGACGCGCCGATGTCGCCGTCGATCTGCGTGCTGTCGCCATCGGGCGCACCGGCGACGTACAGTTCGAGCACGCCGCCCTGCGTCGGTGTGGCCTGCCACTGCACTTCACACGACCACTCGTACCAGTCGGGGCGAGGAGCTGCGCCCCAGTCGATCTGCGCGCTGACGCGGCCGTTGGCCGTGGTAACGCCCTCCATCGACCATGCCGTGTCCGCGCCGGCCTCGCCGTTGACGAGCCTGCTCGTTCCTTTGCGGAGATAGATTTCGTTCGCCATCAGGCCACCCGGATCTCTGCGATGTCCGTCAGGCTGAGCGCGCCCGTGAAGCCGGCCACGGCGGGCGAGGCGAACGACCCGGTGCCGGTTGCCAGCACCTTTTCGACCACGCGCGCCTTGAGCTTGGCGCCGTCGAGCACCGCGGCCTTGAGCGTGTTCTGGCTGCCGGTCAGGTCATCGGCCGCGGCCCGTGCCGCCGACTGGCCCATGTCGTGCGTGCCGCCGGCCCACCACAGCAGGCTGTCGCGCTTGCTGGCCGTGAGCGCGTCGAGCTGCGTGATGCCGTTGTTGATGGCCCGCCGCAGCTTGTCCGAGGTGTAGTTGCTGTCCCAGACGTAGAAGGCCGGCGACGCCTCGGCATTGAACCACCAGCCCAGCTCGGTGTCGTTGCCGGCCGCCAGGAAGGCGGAGGCGGTCGGATCGGCCAGCGCGGCGGCCTTGAGCGCTTGCAGTTGCGATGTCGTCAGCGGCATTCAGTCACCTCTCTTGATGGTGCCGCGATACCAGACCTTGTGAATCGCGGCGGATAGCCAGTTGCCTCGCGGGGCGATAGGCTCGTAGTGGATCCACCGCCCGCGGTAGTGGACCAGCCAGTGCCAGCCGGCGATGTGCCGGGACCGGCGCAGCGCCCAGTACGCGCCCCGATGCCGCCAGCGCCACCAGGCGCGGAAGGCGAAGCAGAAGCAGTTGGAGCGGCGCACATCAACGCACCTCGATCGTCGCCTTCGCCAGCGCGGCGATGATCCGCTTTGCAGCCCGGACGGCCGAGGTCTTGCGCGTGTACGTCTCCGTGACCGCGACCTTTTGCCCGTTGCGGGCGACGGCCACGACGAACCACTGCCCGTCGCGGCTCGGCTCGACGATCAGGCGCATCAGGTCTGCGAGACGGTGACCGTGACGTTGACGACGTCGGAGCTGGCCACCACCTTGTCGCCGCCGGTGAAGTTGCTGGCGCTGTAGAGAACGCCGCCGGTGCCGTCCTTGGTGTTGTTGCTGACGATGAAACCGCCCTTCACGGTGCCGCTGGCGTTGAAGGTGAAGCTCACCGCGCTCGACGAGGCCTTGCTGCCACCGCTGGCCGAAGACCAGTTGATCGCCGGCCGGTTGGCGGCGCTGTAGTTCGGCGCGTTGGTGCCGGCCGCTTCCTTCCAGCCGTTCGATCCGTTGATCTGCGCGGCGGTGTCGCCGGCGGCGTAAGCCGAGAAGCTGACCGACGACACCAGGCCCAGGTACCACGCGGCGGTGTAGGTCGCGCCGGCGAAATACTTGTCGAGCAGGTCGTTCTTGCCCTGCGTGGTGACGGTGTTGTGGCTGACGTCGGTCCACTTGAGGACCGGCCGCGGGAAGGCCTCGAACTCGGCCTGCAGGCGGGCGGCGTCGGCCTGGCGCTCGTCACGCACGGCGGCGAGGAACTCCTGCCGCAGGGCTTCGAGCGCCGGCGCGTCTTCCTCGGTCGGGCCGTAGCAGGACCAGCTGAAGGTGAACCGCGGGGCGGCGCTGGCTTCGCCGACGCCGGCCTGGCGGACGAGTTCGGCGCCGACCTGCTCGCCGGCCTTGCTGCTGTGGGCGTTGTGCATGGCTCAGCCCTCCGGGGTGGCGGTGACTTCGAGCTCGTCGGCGTCGAACCATCGTTCGTGTGGCATGCCGTCGAGATCGCAGGCGACGCGCACCTGCAGCTTGCCGTCGGCTTCGTTCCAGCGCGCGCCGACGACGGTGCCCTCGATGTCGGGCACGACCTTTCTGACTTGAGTTCCGAGTTTCATGTGCGCTCCTGCACGATGTGATGCTGTGGTCACCGGCCGAGTGGGCTGGATGTACGGGCGCCGCCGATGGTCACGCTTTGCCTGCGCCGCGTCAGCCGGAAGCATTTCCGGCTGACTTCTGGCGCGGCAGCGGGCACATTCGCAGCCCATGACCGAACAGCGCTCGATCGATGTTCCTTCCCGCGGCATGCGATTCGTCGCTGCCGTGCAGATGTCTGCCGCCGAAGGTGGCGCGGCCGACCGCCGCTTCGATGGCGTGGCGTACGGCGGCGGGGTGATCACGGACCACGGATGGTGGGACGCGGTCGCATTCGATCTCACCGGCCTGACCGCCGCCGTGCCGCTGCCGCTGCTGCTGCAGCACGACCAGGACCGCGCCATCGGCGTGATCGACCGGGTCGAGAACACTGGCACCGAGCTGCGAGTCGGTGGCCGCCTGTTCACTGCCATCGAACCAGAGGCCGCGCGCGTCGCCGCCAAGGCCGATGCCGGTATGCCGTGGCAGATGAGTGTTGGCATCTTTCCGGACGCGATAGAGGAAATCGCCGCCGGCAGATCGACGACGGTCAACGGGCGCGACGTCGCGGGGCGGGCGCATGTGTTCCGCAAGAGCCGGGTGCGCGAGGCGAGCCTGGTTGCTATCGGAGCCGACAGCGCGACCGGCGCCCACGTTTTCGGCGGCGCCGAGGCAGCGCGCCGCGTTCCATTCATCGATTTCACCGGAGGCTGCACCATGCACGAAAACATCGACCCTGCAGCCGCCTTGGCGCAGATGACCGCCGAGCGCGACGCAGAGCGCGCTCGCGCCGAGGCCGCCGAGCGCGAGCGCGACCAGCTGCGCGAGCAGTTCGCCGCCCGCGAGCGCTCAGACCGCGAGGCCGCGGTTCGCGCCATGCTCGGCGAGGAGTTCTCGGCCGAGCATGCGGCGCCGTATCTGGAGATGACGCCGGCGCAGTTCGCTGCTGTTCAGGCTGCCGTCGGGTCGGCGCGCAGCAGACTGCCCCAGGGCTTCACCGCTGAGCAGGGCAGGGGCGGCGCTGCGGCCGCGATCACGGTGGAGGCGATCGACAAGTACCGCCGAGACCACCCCGGTGCCACGTACGACCAGGCCTTCGCGGCACTGAAGTCGCCTGGCCTTTCGGGCCTTCCTACCACCTTCGCAGGCTGAGGAACCGCACATGAGCCAGCTGATCAAGACGTACACCGCCACTGCCGCGGCCATCAACTCCCGCCGGATCGTCAAGTTCGACGGCACGACGAAAACGCTGGTCCTGCTGGCTGCGGCCGCGACCGACAACAGCATCGGCGTCGCGACCGAGGTTGCCGCGGCCGCCTCCGAGCGGGTGGATGTGATTCACCACGGCGTGACCTACGTCGAGGCCGGCGCGGCCTTTAACCCTGGCGCGATGCTCACCGCCGATTCGGTTGGTCGCGCGGTCGCTGCCTCGCCGGCGGCCGGCACGAACAACCGCATCGTCGGGATCGCTATCGAGGAGGCCGCCGCCGCCGGCGACCTTGTGCTGATGCTCGTCAACCCGTTCTCGACGCAGGGCTGATGCCGCTGCACTGACAGGAGTTATCAAGCCATGGCACAAGCCCCGTTCCCCATCGACGCCGACCTGACCTCGCTGGTTATCGCATACCAGAATCAGGGACTGATCGCCGATGAAGTGATGCCGCGCGTGCGGGTTGCGCGGCAGGAGTTCAAGTATCTGCGGCAGAACAACGTCGACGGATTCACCGTGCCCGAGACGCGGGTTGCGCGCAAGGGCCGTCCGAACATGGTCGACACCAGTGCTACGGAAAGCACGGACAGCACGGTCGACTACGCACTGGACGACGTGGTGCCGCTGTCCGACCTGCAAAACGCAGATGGCCGCTTCAATCCACTGGCCCGGGCGGCCACCTACCTGGCCGAGCTGATCGCCTTGGCGCGCGAAGTGCGCGTCGCCTCCCTGGTGACCACGATCGGCAACTACCCGAGCAGCCAGCGCACCACGCTTTCTGGGACCACTCAGTGGAGTCACGCATCGAGCAACCCGGTCGCGGCGATCCTCGACGCGCTCGATGTGCCTGTGATGCGACCGAATGTCATCGTCATGGGCCAGCAGGTCTATACCAAGCTGATCCAGCACACGGCGGTGGTGCAGGCCACCAAGGGCACGTCGCAGAGCTACGGCGTGGCCGAAAAGGCGGCGCTCGCGCAGCTCTTCGGGGTCGACAGGGTCCTTGTCGGTGCGGCGTGGGTCAACACGGCCAAGAAAGGCCAGACTGCCACCATGGCGCGCGGATGGGGCAAGTACTGCGCGCTGTTGCACATGAACCCATCTGCGTTCGGGTCGACCGGCGCGACGTTCGGGTTTACCGCGCAGTGGGGCGAGCGGATCGCAGGCAGCGACTTCGACCGCAACGTCGGCATGCGCGGCGGCCAGGTTGTGCGGGTGGGCGAGTCGGTCAAGGAGCTGATCGCCGACTCGGCGTGCGGCTACTTCTTCGCTGATGCGGTGGCCTGATGCTCAAGGCCAAGAAGTCTGGCGCGCTGTACGCGCTCGACAACATCGACCACGACGGTGTGCGCTACAGCCCAGGCGACGAGTTGCCGCCGCTGACGCCGGATGTGGAGGCGCGCCTGCGCGCCGGCGGCGTCATCAGCGCTGTGGCGCCGGTCGAAGACGCGCCGGTCGACCCGACCGAGGGCTGATTCGTGACTTACGCCACCGCCGACGATCTGACCGAGCGCTTCGGCGCCGTCGAGCTGGGGCAGCTCACCGACCGCGGGCAGCCGCCGGCCGGCGATAGCGACGCAGCGGTGATCGCCCGCGCACTCGCGGATGCCGACGCGCTGATCGACAGCCGCCTTGGCGGCCGCTATGCCGTCCCGCTGGCGGCGCCGCTGCCGGCGGACATCGTTCGTGTCGCCTGCGACCTGGCGCGATATCTGCTGCACGACCTCGGCGCGCCGGAACAGGTGCGCCAGCACTATGAAGACGGCCTGGACTGGCTCGCCAGGGTCGCCGACGGCCGGCTGCCGCTGATCGGTTCCGCCGGCGGCATCGTCTCTGCGCGCGGAACGGTGCATTCGCACGTCGCCGCGCGCCCCTACCCGGCCGACGCCGCTTTCGGCTCCAGCTTCGTCGAGGCCTTTTTGCCGTGATAATCACAGTCGACGCCGGCCAGGCAAGGCGCGCCATCGCTGCCCTCGGCGAGCGCGCCAGCAATCTGGCGCCGGCCTTTCGGGGCATCGGCTCGGACATCGTCGCAGACTCGGCGCTGCGCTTCCGTGGCAGCCGGGACCCCTATGGGGTGCCGTGGCGACCGCTGGCCCGCAGTACCGTGGCGCGGCGCCGCAAGGGATCAAGCCAGCCGCTGCTCGATACCGGCAGGCTGCGCAGCAGCATCAGCTACCGCCTGCTGGGCTCAACGGGCGTCGAGGTCGGCACGAACGTGCGCTATGCCGCCATCCACCAGTTCGGCGGCACGATCAGCTTCGCGGCTCGCTCGATTCGCGTGAGGCTGCGCAAGGTCGGCGGTCGCACCGTTTTCGCCAAGGACAAGCACAGCCGCGGCGTCGTCACGAAGTGGGGCACGAACAGCACCGGCTGGAGCGTGACGATTCCGGCACGGCCGTTCATCGCCACTGCATCCCGCGGCCTGCCGCGCGAGTACGGCGAGTTCATCCGCGACCGCATGGCGCGGCATTTCGGCTTGCGTGGTGCCGCGTGATCGATGTCACCCTGGCTGCCTGCGATCGCCTCGCCGGAGCGCTGTCGAGTCGATTCGCCGTCATCGGCAACGTCGCCGACTTTGAGGCCATCGCCGGACTGCCCCGCGCCCTGCCGGCTGCCTATGTGCTGCCGCTGATCGAGACCGCCGGCCCGCAGACTGCGATGGGCGAAAGCGTGCAGGAACACGAATGCACGTTTGGCGTGACCATCGTGGTTCGTCACGCCGGCGATGCCAGCGGTGCCCGCGCGGTGAATGCGCTCGGCCCGCTGCGCGACGCTGTCTCTGGCGTGCTGACCGGATGGCAGCCGCCGGACTGCATGTCACTGGTCGCGTTCGTCAGTGGCCAGCTCGTCGACTTTCAGGACGGCGCCACGATTTGGCGAGACGACTTCGCCGTCAAGCGCCTGGTGCGTCGCACGGCATCCCGCACTTAACCGGAGGTTTCCATGGGCATCGCTGCCGGGGTATTCAAGCAACTGGCCTACAAGGTCGAGTCCACGTATGGCGTCGCCGCCGGCACGTCAGGCGGTCAGCTGCTGCGCCGGACGCAGAGCACGCTCGACCTTTCGAAGGACACCTACCAGTCCAACGAAATGCGCTCCGACTTCCAGGTCGCCGACTTTCGCCATGGCGTGCGCCGCGTCGGCGGGAAGATCGACGGCGAGCTGAGCCCCAAGACGTACGGCGAGTTCTTCGCCGCGCTCATGAAGCGCGACTTCGCGGCCGTGACGGCCATTACCGGACTGTCGATCACCATTGCCGGGTCCGGCCCGACCTATACCGTGACGCGCGCCTCCGGCGACTACATCTCCGGCGGGCTGAAGGTCGGCGACGTGATTCGGCTGAGCGCCGGCTCGTTCAACGTGGCCAACAGCAACAAAAACCTGCTCATCGTGACCTTGACGGCCACGGTGGCAACCGTGGTTACGCTCAACGGCAGCGCGATGGTGGCCGAAGGTCCGATCGCCAGCTCGACCGCTACCGTGGTCGGCAAGAAGACCTTCGTGCCGACCTCCGCCCATACGGACAAGGCTTTCAGTATCGAGCACTGGTTTCCGGACGTTCCGGCGAGCGAGCTGTTCCTCGGCTGCAAGTTCAGCAAGGCATCGATCAGCCTGCCGCCAACAGGCATGGCAACGGTCAGCTTCGACGTGGTCGGCCAGGACTTTGCAGAGACTACGGCCAAGCGCACGGCCGTGGCTCTGACATCGCAGTACTTCTCGTCGCCGTCTGCCGTCACTTCCACGGGCGTGCTGACGGCGGTCAACGGCGTCGTGCGAATCGGTGGAGCCGCGATTGCCACGCTCACCGGCCTGAGTGTGGACATCACCGCCAACTACACGGGCGACCCGGTGGTTGGCGCGAACGTCGTGCCTAACCAGTTCGCCGGCCGCGTTCTGGTCGGCGGCCAGGCAACGATGTACTTCGAGAGCACCACCATCCGCGACGCATTCGTGAACGAAACCGAGGTCGACCTGCTCGCGGCCTTCACGACCGACAACACGGCTACGGCCGACTTCCTGACCATCGTGCTGCCGCGCGTGAAATTCGGCGGCGCGAGCAAGGACGACGGCGAGAAAGGCCTGGTGGCCACGCTGCCCTTCACGGCGCTGCTCAACAGCGCCGGCGGCACCGGCGTCTCGACCGAGAAGACGACGATCCTGATGCAGGACTCGCAGATGTGACGGTCATGTCTGCGCCACCAGCACCGGCCGGCGCGGACTGCCGCGACCTCTCTGCGCGTCTTCCGCGCCGGTGCGGGTGCACTTCACAGAGAGGCAATCATGAGTTTCGATCTTTCGTCGACCGCCACGCTGAAGCAGGCGAGCGAGGCGGGCTACACGTTCGAGCCCGTGTATCCGGGGACCGATGACGGCATCGGCGCCACCATCACCGTGCGCGGTCCGGAGTCGGGCCCGATCCGGGCGATGGTCGATCGGCACCTGCGCCAGGCGCGCGCCCGAGAACTGGCCGCCAAAAAGCGCGGCGGCGACGTCGCCGCGGACGTTTCCGTCGACGAGATCGAGGGGCAAACGCTCGAGATGGCGCTGACCTACACGATGGCCTGGAGCGGCTTCGAGCGCGATGGCGTTGCGCTGCCCTGCACGCCTGACAACGTGCGCGCCGTCTACGTCGACCATCCCTGGCTAAAGCTGCAGGTCCTGAAAGAGGCTCAGGACCTGGGAAACTTCGTGAGGCGCTCCTCGACGCCCTCCTCGAGCACGCAGAAGCCGAGTTCCGCCTCGACCTGACGCGGGAGGGCGGATGTTCGCTGCGATCGCATCTGCTTCGCGTACGGGAAGTCAAAGGCGTCGAGCCGGAGGGCCTGCGCTCTCCGGTCGCGCCGGCAAGTCTGCGGTATCTGCTCGCCTGGTACGCAGAGCTATCGGCGGCGCGCGGCGACGGATTCAGCCGGCCGCAGCCAGTGTCGTTCGCCGAAATTCAGTCCTGGTCCCGACTGATGCTGGTGCGGTTGGCGCCCTGGGAAGTTCGCGCCTTGCGCGCGCTGGATATGGCATTCCTGCGCGCCTGGCAGGCGGCGCAGAGGGTCAGTATCGCCTGATCTTCGCTTCCTGGCGCTGTAGCAGTCAGTCGTCGCCGCCGAAAAGAAGCAGCGACGCCAAGACGGCGGTGGCAGCGGCCGGCGCGCTGCGCGGATTGCGCAGGGCCGCCATCAGATTGAGCGCTGCAAGCACGAGGCCGAAGCCGATCGCACCTAGAAACAGGGCGCCGAGGAACTCTTGCATGCCCGGCAGGCTAGCACATGAGCGCTTTTGACGTATCGATCCGCGTAAAGGCCGATTCCGCTTCAGCGGTATCCGAATTGCGGCAGGCCGGGCAGCAGGTCGATCGCCTGGGCCAGGAAGCAGCAGGCGCTGCCGGCCGTGTCGACTCGCTCGCGCAGCACCTACAGAAAATGGGCCACGCCGCCGTCGGCCTGTACGGATTGCGCGAGGCGGCCCGCATGCTGGCGGCGTTCAGCAGGGAAATGATCGAGGCGCGGGTACGCGCGGAAAGCCTGGCGACCGGCCTGCGCTTCGCGGTCGGTGGCACGGGCGCGGAGGAATTGCGCTATCTGCGAGATTTGACCAAGTCGCTCGGCCTGGAGTTTCAAGGCACGGCGACCAGCTACATGCGCTTCGCGGCGGCTGCTCGCGGTACGGCGCTCGAAGGCGAGCAAGCGCGCAAAGTCTTCGAGTCGGTAGCCAAGGCGTCCACCGTTATGGGCCTCAGTGCCGACGAAAACCGCGGCGTTTTGCTGGCGTTGTCGCAGATGATCAGCAAGGGCACGGTTAGCGCTGAAGAGCTGCGCGGCCAGCTGGGCGAGCGGATGCCCGGCGCGTTCCAGATATCTGCGCGCGCCATGGGCGTGACGACGCAGGAACTTGGCCGAATGCTCGAGCAGGGCCAGTTGCTGACCGAAGACTTTCTGCCCAAGTTCGCGGACCAGTTGAATCGAGAACTTGGCGATGCCGCCGCCGGAGCCGGCCAGCGCGCCGAAGCCGCGATCAACAACCTCGCATCGGCCTGGGAACTGTTTAAGCAATCGGTGGCGGGCTCTGGGGTGTCGGCGTTCATCGGCGGACAGCTGCAGATCCTGAGCGATTCGCTGGACGATGCTTCGCGCTCGATGGCGCGCGCCAAAGAAGAAGGAGGCGGCTTTCTGTCGCAGATGCTGGCGCTCGGTGGTGCAGCGGCGCGGTTCGCCAATCCACTCAATGCAATTTCGTACCACTCGCAGGATGCCGGGCTGAAGCTCGACGCTGCCCGCGGTGAACTTGCCGAACTGCAACAGGCGCTGTCGGAGCAGCCGAACAACCTGATGCTGAAACAGGCGACGGCCGATACGAAGCGCCTGATTGCTGAACTGGAGCAGGCGACTCAAAAAACCGTAGCTTTGTCCTCGGCGTTTCTGAGTTCATCTCCGGCTCGCATTGATGCGCAGGCCGACGCCGAAGTCCTCAAACGCCGCGCAGCCGCAATGGCGGAACTGCAGCGCGTCATGCTGGGAGTTGCCGGCGTTGCTCCGCAACTGGAGGCAGGGCAAGCAGCGGTCAATGCGGCGTTAAGGGCAGGAGCAATCGACAGCAGCGCGGCCGCGGCCATGCTGAAGCTGCTAAGCGAAAAGTATGGCGGCGCCAGGAAGTCGGTCGGCGAACTTGACGACTCGACCAGGAAAGCCGCCGAGTCGCAGAAGGCGTATGCGACCTACGTCGACACGATCTACAAGCGTGCGCTCGCCGAGGCCGAGGCCGAGCAGAAGGCGTACGAGGAAGCGATCAAGCAGACGACGGAGGCGCAGGAGAAAGCGCTGGCCACCATGCGTGACTCGGCGCAGTCGGTCGAGGACCAGGTACAGGCGCTGCGCGACGAGGCGGCCGCCGCCGAGCTGGCCGCCGCGCAGAACATCGCGCTGGCCGAGGCCGTGCAGCTGGTGGCGATCGCGCGCCTCGAGGAGCAGGTCTCAGCGTTCCGCGCCGAGGGCAGCAGCGCATCTGCGATCGCCCTGGTCGAGCGCGAGATCGAGGCCCGCCGCGAGTTGATCACCGTGCTGCGCGACAAAGCAGGCCGGGAGGCGGCGATCGAGTCGGCCAAGGCCGCCGCGTCGGCATGGCAGGACGCCAGCCGCGACATCGAGAAGGCGTTGACCGACGCGCTGGTCCGCGGCTTCGAGAGCGGCAAGGACATCTTCCGCAGCATCGGCGACTGGATCGTCGGCTACTTCAAGAGCACCGTCGCCCGCGGCATCGCGCAGTCGATCACCGGCGCG